AAGCAGACAGGAAGCCCAGTGCCAACAGAGCCTCCACTTTTTCGGCAGTCTTATAGTGATTAACCAAAACCCGTCCGGCTCCATCAACATAGGAATCAAAATGGAGATAACAGCTCCGGCAGGTTTTGTCGGCATCCTCAATAGCAATCAATCCTCGCGTGGACATGATGTTTCCTCTTGTTTTCGGGTTATGAATTCTTCAATCCTGTTCCAGTCGATTTCACAGAGCGCGTTGCGGTCGTCGATATACACATCCGCACCGACTTTTCGTGGATCGGTTCCCCATTCGACGATCTGTTTTTCGCTGTGACAGTTTACGCAGTCGGGTGTAAATCCATGGTCGGTGAGCCAGAGAAGCGCGTCGTTCAGCACTTTTCCTTCGCGGCATGTCCATAGAATGACCGTGTGTCCGGCTGACTGAAACCGGTTCAGGACACCCACCGCGCCGGGTATTTCCCCGTGTATTTTCGGAAACGTTGTCCGGGCGATGGTGTTGTCAAAATCAACGGCGATTATCATTGTGCTGTCTCTCCCGCAAAAGGCAGGATATCAGGCATATCCCGACCTCGCATCTGATAGAGCAGTGTCACCCACTCTTTCTCCGTGAGCCGTTTGCCATCGTGTTCGGGTATCCATTTTTTTGCTTGCGGATTCAACGGGATTGGCCACAGCCAAGAAAAATCCTTGGCATAAGCGCAGACAAATGCCGGGATATCAGCTTTTGTTGCCAAACTTGCAATGGCACTCGAACTTGCATTGCGATGCCATACGGCAAGCTGTTCATGCTTGTAATCGACAATGGCGCATGGTTCTCTTCTGTCGTATTCCACAAGCAGAAAATCAACATCTACGGCGGGACAGTCATAGCCCCAAAGTCGATGCCGTTCGCTAAGCGTCTCGTCGCGCCAATGGGTTCGTTCCTGTCGAACGGAATTAGTCATGGCAACCCCCCGCAAGGCGTTCGCGGGTGGTCTTAAGGCACGATTCATCAATATCAAATCCGATGAATCGGCAGTTACATTGTCTTGCCGCGACAGCGGTTGCGCCGCCGCCGAGGAACGGATCGCAAACCGTCTGACCGGGCAGAACAAAGCGATCAAGCAAGTCGCGCATTCCGCTGACAGACTGTCCCCAGTGATGGTGGGCTTTGTCGTTGTCGTTTGGCGCGCTTTTGACCACATCTCCAACCCAGTCGCCGGAATATTTTCCCTTGACGAACCAGAGCAGCGGTTTCCAAAACGTGTTGACTTTGCGTTCCCACAATTGGGTAGACTGACCGCCAGGTGTAAGATAGGATAATGCCCATTGAAAAGTCAGTCCGCCGCTTTCATTCAGCAATTGGAACACCTCCGGCAGATACGACTGCCCGGACATGCAAATGAGCGAACCGCCCGGTTTCAGCGCATGACCGGCAAAGTCAGCGAGCTTGCCAAATACGGGCAGATACTTCTCTGGATACGGCGGATCGGTGATAATGAAATCAACGCTCTCCGGTTCAATTTTTGATGCAGCATCCGCAATGTCGCAGACATCCAGCCGCAACTTTTCGTCGTTCGGAATGGAGACTGGCGCGGCCTTGCGTTCTGCTTTTTCAGTCTGACTTGCCTCTTTTTTCAGACGATGATATTCTGTTTTTATAGCGACATCACCCCTGCGAAGCCGATCCAGCGTTTCATCATCGGCATGCCGCTTGATGAATTCCGCCTTGTCAATAGTATGCGGAGAAACATTAACTTTTTCGGCAAGAGATTCTCGCGTTTTTCCGAAATGCACCCCTGTGGACTCCGAGTCCTCCGGGTTGGCTTTCCCGCTCAGTATTCTTTTCTTTGCTTCCTCCGCCAGCATAGGCTTCAGCAGAAGAGCCAGTTCAGCACGTTGAAAAGGCGTCAAATTGCGCCGTCCGAATTGCCGTTCAATAATCCAACGTTTCACGTCTTCGCGTGAAGCAAACGACAAATCGGTTGTCTTGTACGGCAGACTGTACTTGTCGCAGATTTTCTTGCGATTATGACCGTCAATCAAAATGCCATGGTCATGCCAAACTATCAACGGGTCGGTACAGCCGTCCCGAAGCACACTCGCTTCCAGCCCGGCGAACTCCGGCTCGGTTGGTGGCGGGATTAGTTTCTCAAATTCCGAATCGACAACAATTTCATATGTTGTGGTGTTTTCTTGTTCCGTCATTATTTTCTCCAAAATTAAGGTTAAAATGGGATTTCATCTTCATAGTCGTTTACGCCCAAGTCCTGCGGACTATTGGACGGCGGCTCTTCGTCCCTGTCATCGCCCGGTTCGCGCATAACCGGACGTTCGCCCAGAACGCATTTTGTGATGCGGTCGAACTTTTCTCCGGCAACGGATTTTACCGTTATGAACTGCGGAACGGCCAACATCCCGTCATTTGCCAGTGCTACCGCCTCTCGCGCTGTCAACGGGATCGGACAGCCCGGCGCGGCACGGTTTTTCCACCACTTCTCAAATTTCCCTCTGGCGTATCCCGTATGCTCCGGGCAAACCCATTCGGAGCGGAAATCGTTGATTCCGACTTCATAATCAATCCGCATGGTCTTCGGCGCATCCGGGTCGGCGTACCGCTTCTCATGGACGCAGTAGTAAACATTCTTCACGGCGTATTCGTCGTAGAACGTTTCGCCGGAAATAATCCCGTCCGTTGCCGCATGTTCGGTGATGTTGTTCTTTTCGGGAGGCGGAAATTCGTATCCGCATTCCGGGCATTTCTGATACGCCGCGTGAATGAGAGCCAGACACTGCGGACATTTTTTCGCCGGAGCGTCTCCGTTTCCGGGCGTTCTGTCCGTGACGGAGATCATGTCCACCGGGCCGTGACGCATGATGTTTCCGCCATAGTCCAGCACGAGGCAATTTTGCTTGCCTGTTTCCGGCGACAGCCTCGTTCCGCGTCCAACCATCTGAATGAGAAGCCCCGGCGAATTGGTCGGACGCAGGAGAACCACGCAGTCGGTATTGGGCGCATCGAAGCCAGTGGTCAAAACATTGACGTTGCAGAGAAACTTCAATGGCGGTTTCGGCGTTCCGAACAAATCCGCCGGAACGGATTTTCCCTTGAAACGGTCAATGATCTCCGCCCGTTCTCCCGGCGAAGTTTCGCCAGTCACCACGGCGCATTCCCTTCCGGAAAACGCGGCGATTTTCTGCGCCACATGACGGCAGTGGTCGACGCCGGACGTAAAAATAAGCACGGCGCTCCGCTCACGGGTGAGGTCGACGATCTCCCGGCATGCCGCCGACACCAGTTCATCGGTATCCATCGCCGAGGCGATTTCGTCACCGATGAATTCGCCGCCGCGAATATGGAGGTCTTCCAGTTTCGCCTCGGCGCGTCCGGCGCGTGACACCAGCGGAGACAGATAGCCCTGCGTGATCATTTCTTTTAATCCGGCTTCGTAGCAGACCTCGTTCAGCAGATTTTCCGGCTGACAAATCAGTCCGCCTTTGAGTCTGAACGGCGTTGCCGTCAAACCGATGAGCCGGACGTTCGGATTGATGACTTTCATATCCTTCAGAAACGTCCTGTACATTCCATCGCCGTCCGGTGCAATCAGGTGCGCCTCATCTACAATTATGAGGTCGAACGCGCCAAGATCACATGCCTTGTCATAAACCGACTGGATGCCGGCCACGATGACTGACTCCTCCGTATCACGGCTTTTCAGCCCTGCCGAGAAAATCCCGATTTGCAAATCCGGGCAGAGCGCACGAATTTTTCCGGCGTTCTGTTCCAGCAGTTCTTTGACGTGCGCCAGTATGAGTACACGCCCATTCCATTGCGCCACGGCATCACGGACAATTTGCGCGATGACCACGGATTTTCCCGTGCCTGTCGGCAATACCACACATGGATTGTTCTCCTTGGAACGCAGATGATTATAGACGGCGTCCACCGCCGCTTGCTGGTACGGTCGCAGAATCATTTGTCACGCTCCCGCACGAATCCCGGCTTTTTTCATATCGAACGCCAGTTTCAGTTTGAGCAAGACAAGTGTGTTTTCATTGATTTTAAGAAATTTGCATACTTCCCTGTCTGCGTAATTGTTCATGAAAAGAAAGCAGACCAGCCGTTCGGTATTGTCCGTAATTCCCTTCACGAACTCCTGCACGATTTGGCATCGGCGTCCGTTGTTTTGTCTCCTGTCCATTCTTTTATCCTTACATATGCCATGCCGTCCGGCGGCATTGGTTCGCGTTTTGTCACAACGAGTCTGTGAACTTGGGAATCGTCTTCATACAGCCCTGCGTGAGTAAATGCGTCCAGCAGGCATTTTTGACTGTTGTCAATGTCCCGTCTCCGTCTGTCCGGCGGATACAATTCGATGGAAAGTTCCACCGGACAGCGGAAGATCTGGACGTTTTCCGAACGGAACCGCGAGACGATCATTTCGCGGTATTTCCGTCCGTCCCGGCTGATGAGAACTTTCGATCCCACATGCCGGTAGTAATGATTCACGCTTGGAGGCCAGGGCAATTCAAATTCCCTTATCATGCTTTTTCTGTCGTTCCCTGCGCTCGTCCAGCAATGCGCCGAATCGTGCGCCCAGCCACACTTGGCAGAACAAGGCAGCGATGACAAAAACGCCGGAGAGAAAGTTCAGGGCGATGGATAGCCAAAGATTCGCTGGGATTGCGCCTCCCGCATCGGCGGCCTTGACAATGGGGCCGGTAAGGTATGGCGTCAAATTGATGAGAAAAATAAATCCGGCGTAAAAAAGAAGAGTGATACTCAGCGGTGCAATCAGTTTTTTCATGATACTTATCTCCTTGCCCAAGGCGGGTTGTTGTCTGCTCCGGTTTGCGGAGTTGATGTTGAGGCTTTTGCCGATGCCTTCGGCGCATAGCCTTTGATTTCATTGGTCATTTCATCGTCCTGATTTTTCTTGCAGCGGACGGTGATGACCAGCGGAAGATTGTGCAGTTCAAGCGAGTCCTTCGGCGTCAGCACGTTGACCGCGCGGCAGATTGCCGAGAGATCGGCACGGGCCATGCGGACGGCATCGGCATTCGGATTTTCAAGGTTAAGACGCGCCCAGAGTTTGCGGTTCTTGAACTCGCCGTCGATGATTTCAAATTCCAGCTGGAGATAGCGTCCCGTGCCGGAACGGGTATCTTTCATCTCTGAATCGGAAATGACCGCATTGTATTTGCCTGCCGGGATGACATCGAATCCGGCGCTCGGCTCGACTTCGGTTGCGTTAAAATTCAGTGTGGACATGATGGTTGCCTTTCTGTTATGCCAGCACAAAAGCGTGCTGTTTGGTGATGATGGGTTGTCTGGGATTTCTGTTGGTCACGACCGCCGGAGCGGACGGGCAGCGAAGGTGTTCAAAGAAAACGAGAAACGGCATGAAGTCATCCCGTATCATCCGGCACTGCGTCCCTTTCGGGATACGACGTCCGCAGAGATCGCAGGTCAGATGGTGATGCGCCGTGATTATTTTTTCGGACATTTTTTCACCTCGTAGACTTTGCGCTCCTTGAATTCCTCCTGTTTCCCTTTATTCCAGTTGGAAACCGGGCGAAAGTATCCGCAGACACGGCTGAACACTTCACAGATTGCGCCGCATTTACTCATGATGATTCTCCTCAATTTTTTTATAGGCGTCGATGAATGCCTGCCACGAGAGCGGAATTTCGCCCGGCAGACCGTAACGGTTTTTGGCGATGCAGGCCGGACTTCCGACCGTGCGGATGATGCGTTCGCCTCCATCCGCTCCTACCGGAGCGGCAATCGCCCGTTCTCCGGTGAATCCGGCATTTTCTTTCGTAACGCGGAACTTCTTATTGGCGAACAGCACGGCATCCACCCATTCGGCGATGAGGCTGGCCGCATGTTTGTGAAGCCGCGGCGTATATCGGTCATAGGCGGCGTTTTCCGGGTCTTCAAAACGTTCCACTTTGGCGTGTGCGACCAGAATCACCATCATGCCGCGTTTGTCCCGAAGCTCGTTGAGCAGAGCGATAACCTTG